TCCGGCTGATGTCCGCGACCGCCAGCACGGCCAAGTACAAGGCCGTGGCGCGCGGGGTGAACAGCGACGGCCGGCTGCGCGGGCTGCTGCAATTCGCCGGGGCGGGGCGCACCGGCCGCTGGTCGGGCCGCACCTTCCAGCCCCAGAACCTGCCGCGCCCGGACATGGAGCAGGACGAGATCGAACAGTGCATCGGGGCCATCAAAGGGGGCAGCATCGACCTCGTGAGCGACAACGTGATGCGCGCGTGCTCCAACGCCATCCGCGGCGTCATCGTCGCGCCGCCCGGCAAGAAGCTGGTGGTGGGCGACCTGGCCAACATCGAAGGCCGCATGGCGGCGTGGCTGGCCGGTGAGGAGTGGAAGCTGGGCGCGTTCCGTGAGTACGACGAAGGCGTCGGCGCTGACCTCTACAAGGTGGCCTACGGCAAGGCATTCAAGATCACCCCCGAGGACGTGAGCAAACCGCAGCGCCAGATCGGCAAGGTCATGGAGCTCATGCTCCAGTATGAAGGCGGTGTCGGCGCGTTCCTCACGGGCGCAGCCACCTACGGCATAGACCTGGATGCGATGGCCGAGACCGCGCTGCCCACCATCCCCAGTCAGGTGCTGCAGGAGTCCATCGACTTCTACGACTGGTCCAACAAGAAGAGGCGCAACACCTTCGGGCTGGAGCGCGACACGTTCCTCGCCTGTGATGCGCTCAAGCGCCTGTGGCGCTACGCGCACCCAGCCATCTCGTCGTACTGGGGGGAGTTGAAGGACGCCGTCATCTCGGCTATCAACCGGCCCGGCCAGGCGTTCGACGCCCGCCGGCTGGTTATCCGCCGCGATGGCGCGTGGCTCAAGATCCGACTGCCCAGCGGCCGGCTGCTCTGCTACCCCAGCCCCCAAGCCGGTGACGACGGCAAGATCAGCTACATGGGCGTCAACCAGTACAGCCGCAAGTGGAGCCGCATCTCCACCTACGGCGGGAAACTTTTCGAGAACATCACTCAGGCCGCCGCCCGCGATGTGCTGGCGGCCGACATGCCCCTCGTCGAAGCGGCCGGCTACGAGATCGTGCTCAGCGTGCACGACGAGCTCATCACGGAAGCGCCCGATACCGACGAGTACACAGCCGAGGGGCTGTGCGATCTGATGGCGACCGTGCCCGACTGGGCCGAGGGCTTACCGCTCGCCTCGGCCGGTTTTGAGTCTCCGCGCTACAAAAAGGATTAGGGTAAACCCCAATTCCGATTTGTGTACTAAACGCTAAACTTCCATACCATGAACACGCAACAAACCCAAACCACCCCCGCCGCGCTGGCTCCCTACGAGCACGCCGCCCGCATCTACTGCACTCTCAACGGTGTCAACCCCGATCAGGTCGTGCGCACGCCGCACCCCATCATCAAGGGCATCTCCGTCGAGCAACCGCTCTGGCACGAGGCCGCCGATCGGCTGCTCGACCTGAGCCGGATGCTGACGGCGATGAAGCAAGCCAAGGAGAGGGTGCAATGACCCGCGAGCGCGACATCGAGAAGTATCTCGTCGACAAGGTCAAGGCCCTGGGCGGTGAGGTGCGTAAAGTCAAGTGGATCGGCCGCAACGGCGCTCCCGATCGGCTGGTGATGCTGCCGGTGTCGGCGGTGATGGCGCAATTCACCCCATGTCGCAGCACTTGGGTCGAACTCAAAGCCCCCGGCGAGAGGGCCAAACCGCACCAACGGCGCGAGCACGCGCGCATGCGCAAGATGGGCCAGTTCGTCGAGGTGATCGACAGCTTCGAGGGCGTGGACGCGCTGCTGCAATGAAACCACGCACCGCCACCCGCCCCATCTGCGGCCCCGCCAACGCCATCTGCCCTATTTGCAAGGAGGAGAAAGCCATGCTCAACGAAACCACCCGCCGCCATCCGCGCACGCTGGACGAAGCCTTCGGCCCCTACACCAGCGCGCTCGAACAGCACCGCGATGCAAACCGTCTGGCGCTGACGCTGCTCAACGACCCCGGAGCAACTGATGGAGACCGCGAGATTGTGCGTACTGAACTGCGCCGTGTTCTGGAGTTGGCAGCATGAGCGCCGAGAAGCCGACCCCGATCCAACTCTGGGTACCGGAAACATTTTGGGACGACCACCAAGACCGCAGCCCATCCGACGACGGGGACGCCGGATTATGCACGGTGCTCAGGCGCTCAGCCCGCCGCGTACTGATCACCGGCACCGCTAAGCAGATCGACTGCCTGCGCCAGGACGCCGCCTACAGCACCAGCCCCAGCCCCGCGCGCGGGGTTGTGGCGGGGATTGTCCCGATGGAGCCACACCAGCACAGGACTGGCGTGGCGGCAGACCGAGGGGTGACAGCCTCGACTCGCCGGGTGTCTTGCCGTTCTGCGGCCCGCCAGCAAACTTGAGAATGCGCAAAGCCTGAACGCCACAACGAACAAAGGAGACCATGAACACCAGCATCGCAACCCCGCCCACACAATCCGTGTGGCAGCGCCCGCCCTACACCGGGCAGGAACTCAGCAAGACCGAGGTCCGTCCCGGCTCGATGGATTTCGCCAAGATCCCCAGCCGCGGCATCGAAGCCCGGCCCCGGAAATCCGCCGACCAACCATGAAGCTGCTCGCCATCATCATCGCCGGCGCGGCCGTGTTCCTGTTCTGGACGGCACCCGACCGTCGAGGCGAGCGCGACGCAGCGGCGAACATCGAGCGCCGGGTCCGCGATGGCCAGCACATCGACCGATTGGCGCAGGAGACCTGCGGCGAGAACGCCGGCTGGCGCATCGGCAAAGACGGCGGGAGCATCCAGTGCACGACCAAGCACGGACGGATGACGGGCTCGACGGCAAAAATCCAGTGATGATGACTCAAGAGAGCCCACCCGTCCTGCGCCGCCGCCACTGCGGGCACCGGGATGAGGCATTTATCTGCAAGTATTGCAAGGAAACAAAATGACCAAACCAATTTCAAGCGCCGATGCCGTGGCGTGGCTCTACACCAACGTACAGTCGGGTTACACAGAGGTGAGTATCTGCCCGGACGATCATGAAAGCGAGATGTGGGACAAGCAGGAGCTCTGCATCAAACCCGCACCAGCGCAAGCCATCGTACTGCTGGAGCCGGTCACATACTGGGACTTATCAGAAAATGCGCCGCCTATTCGCCCCTCGAAATGGAACGCCGCGGAATACCCAAACCATGCCCCGCTTTATCTCCGCGCCGCCCTACAAGCCAAGCTGTGGAGGGAGCAGCAGGCCGCTGATAAATTCGAGGGCTTAATGATCGACGCTCAATTACGCGTCGACGAGCACCTGAAAGACAAGGTGGCGCTGGGTGCACGGGCGCAATTGCAGGAAGACACTGCCCGGCACGTCCGCTTCGTGCTAGGGGAACACGCAGAAGTCTGCACAGAGCGTGACAAATTGCTGGCGCGGGTAGTGGATTTGGAGAAGGATCGCAACGACTTCGCCAAGTACATTGCCCGAGAGACGCCATTGGGCGCCGATGACTGGGCTTGTTCCCGGTGCCACCCAAACAGCGAGATTTTGAAGAGCGGTTTTGTCTGCGATGCGCATCGTGCAATCGACATCGACGCCGCCATGAAAGGAGCACAGTCATGAGCATTGAAATTCAAGAAGTAGTTGCGTGGCTGCGCGACAGGCACAATCAGCATATCAAGGCCGGGGACGAATGGTCATACGAAGGGATTGCAGCGGATTACATCGAAGCCATCGCAGCCGACCGTGCGCGACTGGCGGGGCAGGAGGTGGTGACGTATTGGGATTTGTCCGAAAACGAGATGCCTGTTCGCCCCGAGAAGTGGGACGCAGAAGAATATCCCAACCACGTCCCTCTCTATCTACGTCCCGCATCGGCGCAGGCCGAGCCTCTCTACACCCACCAGCCCACCGACACCGCGCTGCTGGATGCTACGAAGAAGGCGCTGGAAGCGCTCGATGTGTGTATATCGCTGAACGAGCGCAGTGCACATTTTCCAAAAATCCGTGATGCCTACAACGCACTCCGCGCCGCCCTGCAAGAGCACGGGAGGAAGGTATGAGCCACGACTGCGTGAAAGAAGTGAACGAAAAACTGGCCGAATACAACACGCGGATTGCGGAGGCATTCAGCCTGACTGGTTCGCAGCGTGAATTGATTCCCCTGCTGACCGTGAAGGCTGACGATAAGGTGCGCCGGAAGCCTGTTCAGATGTATGCAAGCTACTGCCCGTTTTGCGGCGTAAGCCTGGAGCCCACCAAATGACCACCACCGACACCCGCAGCGAGGCGCTGAGACTGGCCGATGAACTTGATAATCACAATTCAAGCCTTGATCGCCGTTGCCGCATTGAGCTCCGCCGCCTCGCGGAAGAAAACGAGCGGCTGAAAGCGCAGGGCGAGAAGGTGGA